GTATAAATACAGATCATAACACACCTCCGCGGGAAGGATTTAAACTCCCCATGGTTGTGTGTACAGTGAGACGGTCTGACTCTTAAAGTTGTAACTTACATCTGCCGGAAACTATTCCGATCAGTTCAGTCAAAACCAAAAAGAGCAGTTTCCGCTCACGACATTATTCAATGCCGCACGCGCCAGCCACTAACGCGATTGCCAATACCTAATTCGCGGTATTGTTAATGCTTAATTTAATCATTAATAAGATATGAAAGGATAAGCTTATGTACTTTCATAAATTCTGTTTTTATAGCCCTTAACTACGAGTTTTGATTAACAACGTAGTTATACAGAATTGGGGCTCCTGTAAAGAAGAATAATGAGAAATCTTCTCCTGTAGCAACATATTCCTCAAAAGCGGTGGTCTTATACTCCTCCGTTTGTCCTGGAACATCCTTGCAATAACTAGTAACAGTATGCTGATAACTGTTTCCAGGCAAGTTTGCTGCTTCAATTATTCTTGTAGATCTAAAACGACCAGTTTGATAGAAAGGAAATTCCACCTCTAATGTGTTATTCACACCGATATTTGTAGTTGTACTACCTGTTACACTAAATTGATTCCAGTTAGCCGAGAGATTCTTCTCAAGACTTACAAGATCATCAGAGAACAATATATCTCGTGTATTAACTTGTGGTTCACCAAATCTAAAATTGGACACAGTTGGTTGTAACACTTTCGGATAATTCGAATCGTGATACACGAACTTACGTCTAATTCCACCTCTCCAGCCAGCATAACATGGTGCCATAAAATTCAAAGGCAATGTTTGTGCTACTGTAAGAAATTCAAGCCGGTTATCTTCCGATCTGTGAATACCCGTCTCATCCCATCCAGAATGGTATGGAAAGACTTTATCTCGATATTGATGCAATCTATATACATCCGGGAAATTGGGAGGAGTGGGTACTCGTGTTAAATATTTCATATATCTCTTAAATAGATCACGCAATGATACCACCACATCACCATAAAAAACTTCCATGGTATGATCGGCAGGATCTTGCTCTTGAGCTATTGTTTGTAACTCTTGCGCTCCCATAGGCATGTTGTTATCACTTTCGGTACCCGATTGCGACAGCAATACACCTGGTGCTCGGTCATAACCAGTTGTGCCTGGTGCAACAGTGCGAGGAGCAAAGTAATGCAATCTCCGAATTTTGTCTGGATCGGGGAAAGCAAATTTGGCATCATCACACATGCTTACAAACACATTAACTCTTACTGGTGTGTCCGTGCTAGGACTGACCAATTGATTTAATACATTAAGTTCTAAGACTCCATTGTAATAATCATTTTGGGCAATACCTAAGCGAGTGGTGTTAAAATTGAGGAAATTTTGAGTCATAGCGTCTCCGCAATTGAGAAAGGCTTGAGCTTGAGCCCATCCTATCACAATTTCAAAATCTTCCTCTTCAGAGATATCAATCACTCTGGAATAATTCTGGTTATATTCAACCCCCTCTTGTAAAAAGTTGGGATCATAACGTGCCAGTATACGTCCTTTGTGATATTGAGATTTAACTATTTGAAATCTAAATTTCACGCTACCTTGCCAATTCCTAAAGATATTAGCAATCATAGCCATCGGTGTAGCATGGATCTCCAATTGTTCGGCGTTATATAAATTAGGCGTCACATATGAATTCCACAAAATATCATCAACGGCATCGGAAGCGTTCCATTCGAAAGATGTCAAATAAGATTCTCTACAGACGATATCGGTAATACCCATCTGATCTGTCCCATCCAAACCTACTGTACGCGAATCAATAGTTAGCTCTTGTTTTGAATCAAAAGTCAACTTATGAGCGGCATCAGCAGCATCCGTATTGGCTAAATTTCCAGTCGGATTTGGCTTGTAAGGGGCAATATCAGTGATAACAGTTGGTCTACTATACCCAAAAATCTGGGCTACTTTTCCAACTTTGTCAGCTATCATGGAAGTTGCTCTTGCATAAGGTGCGATACCAGGTATAACTTCTAACATCCCGGCTGCTTTAGCTACTGCTGCTGCCGGTTTGGAAATAATTCCTGAACCATATTCGTCACCCTTATTCAGAGTCGAGGCATTACCTTTACCTTGAGTTCTCTTGGCATTATTACCTGGCTTATTAGTTTTCTTCGTCTGTTTACCAGATTGAGATTCTAACAAAGTCAATGCTGCTGGTGTAGTAGCACCCGTGGGCATAGTCAATACGACATCTGAAGCCCATAGGTATACTGTTATAGTGACAGGATCGTCACCACCATTAGCATGTAGCAAATTACCTAGAGATTTAATCACTACTTCACCCATATCATTGGCATCACCCTTAGAAAGAGAAAGATAGTTATTGTACCAAAAGAATGGCATACACATCTCTCCACCTTCATTATTACAAGGGTTCAACCAAAAATGGGGTCGTTGTGATGCTCCTACGACATCCACGTCCAGAAAATTTCTGTCTACTGTGACTTCATCTAGTCCAGATAGTGGATTGTAAGAGACTATGGAACGCCCATAATGAAATGGCGTGCCTGAGATAACCACTTTCATATTTAAGTGGTATCTTAGCAATTCATAATTACCAATTTTGTCCTTAACAGCGTCATTTGCTTGAAAAGTCGCCCAAGGATTAAATTTGTAAAAGAATGGTTGACCGACGACCCATGATCCCACATAAGCCCGAACGGGACGCTCCAGAAAGCTCCCTAATTCAGTATTAGTGGTTTCGACCATATCTCGGGTCTCGTCATATTCTCCATGAATTTCCGTTTTCCAACCAGCATCTTCATCAGAAAATGCTGTGATTTGTTGTGTCGTAGACGACACAGGCTGATCTACGCTAAGACCAGGTTCTGTTTTATCCTCATTCTGCATACCAGATTGGGATTGTAACATATCACATTCGTCTTCAGTATCCTCACTAGCCTTACACAATGTCTGAATAGTTTTCTTAAGCTTTTTATTATGAGCATATTTACGGCCCAAATTATATCGCAAAAGAGCATTTTCATTCATTAGATAGGAAATGATAGATTCGTCATCAACGGATTGTAATCTTTCTTCGGACTTTTTAAGGAAAGAGTCCAACTTTCTTTGTTTATTAATTGTAGTAACGCATTTAATTTATAGACTTAGTACCCTCGTCAAAGTAAAAAGCCCAGTGCATCTCTTTGATATGGTATCAACACCATTCCCCTAAAAAGGGGTACATCACGAGGGATGTTCAAGTCACATGAGTTTTCTATACAAAACAATTAGGTTGGATGATCCATTTTGCTTGCAAGTAACTACCTCACATGGGATTCTTTGGTTTTTATTGCATGTGCCTACGCAAAATGTACACGATTATACAACTGGAGCGATTTCCCAAGCATGACGCTCGCAAAATCGTTCAAGTTGTTCATCGTAAGTCTTAAGGACTCCAACTAAACCGGTCAATCCGGCTTCTTCGGAGACTTCCATAAGCTGTGTTCGCTTCTCATCATATACATCACGTCCATATTCAAAATACTCATCGGCGGCTCCAATAATGGCTTCCGCACAATGCTGTTGTTCTGTAATGGCACTTGATTCTAAGTGTGTGTGTAATGATTTAGAAATAGATTGTTCATCTAAACGAGCACGATATAACTGCAATTCTGTATCCCAAATAGCATCACGCTTAAGGAATCCAGCATCGCGACCATTAATAAAAGGAACAGACTCAGCTTCTTTGTCTGCCATAGTATAAGTAATACCCGCAGCATCAAAAACTTCTGCAATGCGAGTGTGATTATAACTATCGAATCCTTCCTTAACGGACATAATATTGTCATCACCATAGGTCATCAAAGATACAACTTTGTTAAACCTTGGGATACGCCACCACTTATCTTGTCGTGCAATTTCGTAATAGCAATAACGCATATAAAGCGAATTAACTACAGAATTGATAACAACAGTTAGTGGATGGCCAGATGGATTAGATCCAAAAAATTGTACTAAAGTGCCAAAGTGATCATAAGTAGGGTTGCAAATTTCAGTTGCGAGCCCTTTCATAATCATAATATCACGATCATCATATTGACCTGATTCTTTGGCAAGATCGATTAAAATATCGAACGCAGCGAGCATAAATCTCGGAGACATACGTCTATCAAACGATTTATAATCTCCAGCAATAACTCT